TCCTAATGGTATTAATATTATTGATAGTTTGAAAGGTCTTATCGACGATCCTGCATTTTTAGAAAAAATGAAAGATATCGATCCTGATTTGGATGCTCGAGGAGCGATCCAACAAGAGTTAAATGCAATGGCAAAAGATGATACTGAAATTGCAAGAATTATTCCTTTCTTAGACTTTAAAGGCAATGAACAAATCGGCGGAGAAGAAATGCCACCAGAAGGTGCTCCTCCAGCTCCAGATGCAGGTGCTATGCCTCCACCAGATGCAGGTGCTATGCCTCCGGGAGCAGTTCCTCCAGGTGCTCCAGGCGCTCCTCCAGCTCCAGGTGCAGAAGCTCCTCCACCAGGAGCAGTTCCTCCAGGCGCTCCTCCAATGGCAGAAAGTGCATCTCAATCTAAACTAATTAAAGCAATACATGTAGCTAAAGAATGTGGTGCAAAATTAGATACAAAATTAGATTTTGGAAATAGAGAAATGACATTACACGATTGTATTCGTGAATGTGGAATGAATCCGCAAGACTTTGGATTCGACAAACCTAACGGCGAAAGCGGAGCCCAACAAATGCTTAAACGTATTTCTGGATTCTGGAACAAAGAAGAAGGTAATTTCACAATTGGTGGAACTCGTGCTAAAACAATGTTAATAAAAGCCTTTAAAAATGGCGAGTTTGACAATGCAACTGAACAAGATTTACGTCAAGTGATGAAGCTAATTGATAAAAAAGATCCTAGTTCAAATCCGCACCACAGTGGAGAAGTTAATCGTATTTCTAGTCTAGCAGGAATCGACAATTCAACACACCATGCAAGTAGTCCAATAGATGCCATGAAAAATATCATTGGCAAATTAAATTTTTAATAACCATAGAAGGTATATATCATGCAAAAAATTACAGAATCAGAATTAAAAGCAAAAGTATCTAATCTACGAGAATACATCGCAATCGTAGAAGCAGAACAACCAGTAACAGAGTTCTGGAATGAATTAGGTCAATGGATTGGCAGTGCGGCCGGTGTTGCAACAGCACCAGTCAGAGCTGCCGCTGATGCAGGACAATGGATTTATAACAATGCAGGCCAATTAGTTGACAAGGCTACTGGCGCAATCAAACAAGGTGCTCAAGCAGTTGGCAATGCAGTCACCGACGCGGCCCAAGATGTAGCACAAGGTGCTCAACAAGGTTGGCAAAATACTGATCCAGCAAAACTAGCACAAGGTGCAGTTAACGCTGTGTCAGGACAGTCAGCCGCTCCAGCAGGCACTACTCTTAAAACACCAGACGAAATTAAAGCGTTCCAAAAAGCTAACGGATTAACACCAGATGGCATTATTGGACCTAAAACACAAGCCGCTATGAAGACAAAAGGTGTTACTAGTGGTGCGCCAGCAGCCAAGCCAGCAGCCAAGCCAGCAGCCAAGCCAGCAGCCAAGCCAGCGGCTCCTGCTCCGCAAGGTGCTGTCCAACAAGGACAAAACCCGAACATTAGTGACGCAACACGTCAGGCCGCCACAACAGCAACGGCTCCTGCTCCTGCCCCTGCGGTACAATCTCCAACACCAGATAACAAACCTCAACCAACAGGCGCAACTGTTTGGGCAGAATCTTCTGGATTCGACGAAGTTCAACGTTTGGTAAGTTTAGTACATTACAGATAATTTAGGTTACAACAATGGATGCTAATATTCTTATTGAACGTGCTCAAAGACTAAAAGCCTTAGTCGAAGCCGATATTAACATTGACTTGCGTGGTGGCGGCCGTGCGGCAATGGATAAAATTAATCCTGCTAATTTTAGTAATGAAAGGGATTATGCTCAGGCAGTTGCGGCCGCTGGCAACAGTGCGCAAGCAGATGCCTTGAAAAATTTAAATTTAAATGATCCAGCATCTATTGCCAAATACAATACACCTGTTGCGCAACCTACTGCGGCTCAACAAGCTGAATGGAGTAAAGATGCAACTGCTGATCAAAAGGCAGATTGGCGTTATGGCAAACAAGGAGCCGCGGCAGCACCGGCAGGCACTACTAAACCAGCCGCTGTCAAAGATCCTAAAGTATTATCATTACAACAAAAATTAATAGCACTAGGTGCTAAAATACAAGCAGACGGCATTATGGGTCCACAAACACAAGCCGCAATGAAACAGTATGGGTTGGACATTAATGGCAATAGTACTGCTAAGAATGTTGCGGCACCTGGACAGCCGCCAGCTACATTGATGAAAGATACACCTGCTGGCCAATTACAAACACAAGCCGCACAACAAGCTAAAGCCGCTTCGGATAGAAGTGCTACAACAACTGATCCAAACAGAACCAGTTTAAATGCTAATATACAAGTAGCTCAACCTACGGGACCAATTGCTCCAACAGCAATTAATAATGGTAGCGGAGTTGGTAAAAATGCAACCTTAGATCCGGCACAAGCAAGTGCGGCTAAAGATGCTATGAGTGACCCGACTGTTAGTGCCAGAGATAAAGCATTTTTAGCTCAGATGCAAGGGAATACACAAGCGGCCGCACCTACTGCTCCTGCCGCACCTACTGCTCCTGCCGCACCTACTGCTCCGGTTGGCACAAAAGGACAAGCTAGAGCAAGAGCCCAGGCCCAACCGGTTCAAGAAAGTTTGAGCAGAATTATCGATTTGGCAAAATATCTAAAATAATATCACATTTAGAGCGATATTTCGCTTGCAGAACTAAATAAAAGTGCGTACAATAACATGTATGCGCTTTTGTTTTATGTAGATCATAAAGCAATATTAGGCAAATAAAAGCACATAAAGGCATATTAAAGGAGAACTATTATGGCAACTTTAGCAGAAATCAGAGCAAAACTTAAGGCATCCGAATCAAAAGGATCAGACAATCAAAGATCAGGCGGAGACAAATCAATTTATCCGTTTTGGAATCTTAAAGAAGGTGGCGAATCTACACTTAGATTTTTACCAGATGGTAACACCGACAACACTTTTTTCTGGGTAGAACGAGCAATGATCAAATTGCCATTCTCAGGAATCAAAGGTGAATCAGAAAGCAAAAACATCACAGTACAAGTTCCATGCGTAGAAATGTATGGCGACACTTGCCCAATCTTGGCAGAAGTACGTGGATGGTTCAAAGACCCTGCATTAGAAGACATGGGTCGTAAATACTGGAAGAAACGTAGTTACATTTTCCAAGGGTTTGTTGCAGAAGACGGACTCGGAGAGAAAGACGAAGAAAAACCAGAAAATCCAATTCGTCGTTTTATTATTGGACCTCAAATCTTTACATCAATTCGTGCGGCACTTGTCGATCCAGAATTGGAAGATTTGCCAACTGACTACGTGCATGGTTTAGACTATCGCATGAAGAAAGGTTCAAAAGGCGGCTACGCAGACTACTCAACATCAAGTTGGGCACGTCGTGAGCGTCCACTTAGTGACGAAGAACAAGCGGCTATCAAACAACATGGTTTGTTTAATCTAACAGACTTTTTGCCTAAAAAGCCAGGCGAAGTTGAATTGAAAGTTATGAAGGAAATGTTCGAAGCATCAGTTGACGGCGAACCATATGACATGGAACGTTGGGGTCAATATTTCAAACCAGCAGGTATGAGCCAAAACACTGGCGATCCTGTGAAGTCAACTCCTAAAGCATCTGCACCAGTAGATGATATCGATGAAGATGAAGCACCAGCTAAAGTTGCTAAGACTGCTCCAGCAGTAGAAGCAAAAGCAGAAGCAACTGGTGCAAGTGGCGATTCACGTGCCCAAGATATTTTGGCAATGATTCGCAATCGTCAAAAGCAATAAGCATACGGCTCGGGCCACTGCAACCTAGTTGTACGCCCGGGTTATCTTTTTAGGAGAATTAATTTATGGCCACAAAAGCCTTCGATCTATCGAAATTTAGAAAGACCTTGACTAAGAGTATTGACGGTCTAGGTATTGGGTTTAACGACCCAACTGATTGGGTAAGCACAGGTAACTTTGCTTTGAACTATCTAATCAGTGGTGACTTTAACAAAGGTATTCCTTTGGGCAAGGTTACAGTATTTGCTGGCGAATCAGGTGCTGGTAAGTCATATATTTGTTCTGGTAACATTGTTAAGAACGCACAAGAGCAAGGCATTTATGTTATTCTTGTAGACAGTGAAAATGCATTAGATGAAAAATGGTTACATGCATTAGGTGTAGATACTAGTGAAGAAAAACTTCTCAAGTTGAACATGGCTATGATTGATGATGTGGCAAAAACAATCCACGAATTCATGACAGAATACAAAGCTATGGAACAACGTCCTAAGGTCTTATTTGTCATAGACAGTTTGGGTATGTTGCTTACCCCTACCGATATCAATCAGTTTGAAGCGGGAGATCTTAAAGGCGACATGGGTCGGAAACCTAAAGCATTAACAGCATTGGTTCGTAATTGTGTAAACATGTTCGGTAACTATAACGTAGGTATGGTTTGTACAAATCACACATACGCAAGTCAAGATATGTTCGATCCAGATGACAAAATTTCAGGCGGACAAGGCTTCGTTTATGCAAGTTCTATCGTAGTTGCTATGAAGAAATTGAAGTTGAAAGAAGACGAAGACGGTAACAAGGTTTCGGAAGTAAACGGTATTCGTGCCGCTTGTAAGATTATGAAAACTCGTTACGCAAAGCCTTTTGAAACACTACAAGTAAAGATCCCATACGAAACAGGTATGAATCCTTACAGTGGTTTAGTCGACTTGTGCGAGAAAGCTGGATTGTTAAAACAAGAAGGTAATAGACTCAAGTGGGTTGATCCAGATACAGGTGAGGAATTCAAATTCTACCGAAAAGAATGGAAAGATGATAAATTAGATATGATAATGGCAAAATTCCATATCAAACCTACAACAACTACCATTCCTGAGGAGACAGAAGAAAATGTTGAATGAGACACAAATCGGTGACATCTGGTTGCTATTCGCAGATTATATTGACAAAAAAGTAATTGACAGTGTAGCTGAGCGTTATGTAGATTTACTAGCCGATTTCGGTACTAGTGATCGTGTAATGCAAAATGCAACAGGCGTCGACGGTGTCCTAGATTCTGCAATCGAATATTATCTCGATGAAGAGTCTGATGAAGAAGAAGAAACAAACTATAACGAAGAAGACGAGGATTATTAATGGGTTGGTATTCCGATATAGCTAAAGATATCAGCAATATTCCTGCGGCAGTGGCATTCTACGAAGCAGAACTAGTTGAAGCACGAACCGAAGTTAAACTTGGTGGTAACGTAGAAAGAGCCAGTGCATCATTACCAGGAATAGTTGAACATCGATTCAGCCAATTGCAAGAAATTGAAGCCATATTGGAATATCTTAACATTGAATTGCGTCGTTTAAAAAGTAGTTTCTTTAGAAAGTATTTGGAAAACTATCAACGTGCTCTTAGTAGCAGAGATTGTGAACGTTACGTGGAAGGCGAGGCCGATGTTGTTGATATGGAAAAAATTATCAACGAATTTGCCTTGCTAAGAAACAAATGGTTGGGTATCACTAAAGGTCTTGACCAAAAACAATGGCAAATTACTAACATTGTTAAATTGCGTGTTGCAGGTATGGAAGACGCTAGTTTATAATCAATCTGCTCGAAACAGAGACCATAGGCCTTAAATAATATTGAGGCCTATTTTTTTAAAAGGTTGACCTTTGCCTCAAGTTAGCGTATACTTACTAATATGACGACTATTGATAACTTACTATTAAAAATTGTAAACTTTACTTCACCTGCAATCGAAGAAAGATTGCACAATCGAGACTCTAAAGTGTTACGTAGCCTTGCTACATCCATTACTAGTTGTTTTTTCATCACAGAAAACCAAAGTAGATTGTTAATGAAAATTCTCAAGGAAAATTCGGAAAAATTGCCAGATTTTTCTCAAGAAATTTCAGAGGCGTTATCTGCTCCAATGTGGAGTCACGCATTTAGACAAATAGAACAAGTCAAAAAAATATACATCAGTAACAATGATGACGGCGATTTAATGTTGACTATAGATTTTAGTTTTAATTCGCAAATTCGTAAAATTATGAGTGATATTGCGAAAAAATGCGAAAATTTAGTGGTGACAAATGCCGGGAAAAAGTACTATGCAGACCTCACAGAACACAATATTGTAACACTAGTGGAAGCATTAAAACCGCATGAATTTGATATTGAAGAAAAAGTAGAAAATTACTACAATACCATAAAATCGTGGTCAGAACCCGAAATTCGTGGTCAGTTTTTAATCACCAATATGACCAATCAAAACTTTCATAAAGTCATTACTGCTGATTTAGGAATTTCAACCTCCATCGATCAAAACATCATTAATGACAGAAGTATGCGTTATCAGTATTTTACAGAAAATGTGAAAAATCATGGTGAAACGCTGACCGAAGTCATTGCTAACAGATCAAAGACTAGACTGTGGATTGATAAAAAACAGCACTCGGTTGGCAATATTATTTCCAGTTTAATCGATTTAAAAAGATTGCCGATGTTAGTGGTCTTCGATACACTTGTCAATAACAAGTACTTAGAAAACCTGAAAATTTTGTCGGATGCATTGGAAGAAAACGGAATTTTTGATAACATCGGTATTTACTTTCGACTACCCAATGACGACTTAGGTAAACAGTTTAACGGTTTGATTGCAGACAAACACTACAATCATCAGTTGGATGAAAATTTAAAAGTTGCATGTGTTATGAGTGGAAAAATACCGAAATTTTTCCTAAAAAATGCCTGGAGACCTATGAGTGTACTTGCGCTAGATAGCCGTATGGGTATGCGACATGGAAAAACTGCTGTATACTCTAATTGTTGTGATTTAATTGTTGAGTGGGCAGAAGAACCGTCTGCCATGGATATAAAGGCAATACTGCGATGACCGTAAAATTAGTGATTCTAGACGAAGTTAACATAAAATTTGAGAATTTATCTCTCGAAGCTCGCAAACGTTTGGCCAATACATTTAAGTATGAAGATCCAACTGCACGTTATCGGCCTGCTTATAAATTAGGTCGATGGGATGGTAAAGTGTCGATGTTTGGCCTCGGTGGAAATGGCTATCTTAGCCAGCTAGAAAAGTGTCTTAGCATACTTTCAGACATGGATATTGATATCGATGAATTAGAAGATTTGCGAACAACTCCTAAAATCGAATTTACACCTGTGACTGAAACATACTGGGCAGATCAAGGAAAAGTGTGGCCAAAAGGTCATCAACAAGAAGGTAAACCTATCATGTTGCGTGACTATCAAGTTGACGCAATTAACACATTTTTATCAAATACACAATCGTTACAAGAAATTGCAACAGGTGCAGGAAAAACAATTACGACAGCAACATTAAGTCAACTTGCAGAAAAATTTGGTCGTACAATTACTATTGTTCCTAATAAAAGTTTAGTAGAACAAACAGAAGAAGATTTCGTTGCAGTTGGGTTAGATGTGGGTGTTTACTACGGGGATCGCAAGGATCTTAATAAAACACATACTATTTGCACATGGCAAAGTTTAAACATATTAGATAAGAAAAGTAAGAATTGGGATGCCGATGTGGCAATAACATTAGCAGAATTCTTAGACGGAGTTAAGACTGTTATTGTCGATGAAGTACATATGGCAAAGGCAGAAGTTTTAAAGAATTTACTCACACAAAATTTGTGTAACGCACCTATACGTTGGGGATTAACTGGTACTGTTCCTAAAGACGAATTTGAAGCAGAACCTATTTTTGCTAGTATAGGTCCAGTAGTTGGCGGCATTAAAGCACACGAATTACAAGAGATGGGAGTACTTAGCAATTTACACGTAAATGTACTACAACTCATAGATTTACCAGAATTTAAAACATATCAAGAAGAATTGAAATATCTTGTTACTAACAAAGACAGGATGACATATTTTAGTAGACTTGTTAAAGGCATAGCAGATTCAGGCAACACATTGATTCTAGTTAATAGAATCGATACAGGCAAATTATTAACAGAAATGATAGAAGGCGCAGTGTTTATTTCAGGTGAAGTTAAAGGAAAAGACCGTAAAGAGGAATACAAAGAACATGCAACAATGGATAATAAAGTTACGGTCGCGACCTTTGGTGTCGCGGCTGTTGGAATTAATATACCTAGGATCTTTAACCTGGTTCTTCTTGAGCCTGGCAAGTCGTTTGTCAGGGTTATTCAGTCGATAGGACGAGGAATTCGTAAAGCAGAAGACAA